CATGCCTCCACCCATGTTGCCGCCCATGCCGCCGCCCATGCCGCCACCCATGTTGCCGCCCATGCCACCGCCACCCATGTTGCCTTGTTCTTGCATAATCTTATTTCTCTTCATCTTCATAATGTCGTACATTTCGAAAAAAGTCTTCATTTTTGCTCCTATATCAATATGAAATCTTAAACAATTTTAAAATCAGCATCTTCAGTTTTGCCAACAGAACTTCCACTAACAGTATCTTCTTGGAATCTTTGGCAAACTAATTGTATTCTCAATGCATTATATAGTTTAAACTCGCCTAATTTTCGTTCAATAATGATCCAATCTTCATTAAGAAATGGAGTTTTAACTCTACTTCCAATCTTAGGTGGATGTCCAATTTCTTTCAAAACTGCACGATAATTTAATTCAAATGTCATTTCATCTGGAGAATCAATACCAAATGCAGTTTGCATATTTTGTGATGGAACTGGTTCGTAAACGCACCATAATTGTATTGGATTTTGACTGTAAATCTTTGCTCTTGACTCAAGATACAAAGGATCTACGTTGTTTATGTCAATAAATAATTCAAAGTAAAATAAAGGAGAGCCACCAAGTCTAATCGTTTCTTCATCGTAAATATTAAATAAATCTCTTGCAGGATTCTGGTCATCAAATTGCTGCAAGCTTCCTGTCGGACAAAACGGTTTACCATCAGGTTTGTATATTGTCATAATATAATCCTTTAAGCACAACTGTTAAGAGAAATTTGAGATGTGATAAGAACTTGACCGCCACTACTGGGTAGTTGGAAAGGAGCAGCAGTAAATCTTTCTAACCAAAGCAATCCACCAGCTATGTTTGTTACATAATATCCATAAATTGTAGCACTTGTTGACATATTGAATGTTTGTTCAGGATAACTAGCTGTAGTAATTCCGCCAACTGATGTTGAAACGCTCCAACTTGAAGAAGTAAGAGTTATGGCAGAATAGCCTGTTGATGTCACTTCAGTAATATCTCCAACTGTAGTATTGGAACTTGGTGTTAAATTATTTGAATAAAGATGTAAAATTGTATTTGTGGGAGTAGCTATATTAAGCATGTTATTCAAAATGGTAACTTCGCTAACATTTGGTATTACGAGAGCCATAAAATTCTCCTTCTATTTACTAATAATATATAGTCATGGCAGTGTACAAAAAAGATGGAAGTGTTTATAAATTGACTGGACCAAACATTTTAATGTTTACCCAAGACAATTGGGGCGCATTTACGACTCATAATTTGAAAAATTTATCCAACTTTAAAATAGAATCTAATATTCCGCATGTTGTATTAGGATCTAGGAAAGAATCAAAACCTCCTGAACAGCCAAAAATCATTGAAGAAAAGCCAGAAATTAAACTTTCAGAAAAAAACAATCAAAAAAAACTTGTTATTCCTGAAAATTCAAAATTTATTCAAAAAACAAAAAATGAATATGAAGATTTTGAAAAAACAATTATACATTGTGCTTTAGCAAAAATGGAAGAAAAAAAAGATAGTCTTTATGGTGACGTAGCTGTTAAAACGAAATTTGTTGAAAAATTTACATTTGAATCAATTGTTTTGTCTTTAAATGATTTTACGTTTATTTTTTGGACAATGCTAGACAAACTAACAGTTGGTTCTGTTCTTTATCCACAAGATGACTCAAAAAGATGGTGGGAAATAAAAGAAATTGAAAGTGTTCCCGGTGGTTACAAAGTTGTTTGTGTAATCGCTAGAAACACTCCTTCTTTTTAACCTCTCATTGTATCGTTTATTGCTTCTTGCATTCTTTGCATGACAGCATTTACATTTGATGCCTGACCAATTCTTGTTTTTTTTGTACCTGATGAACCCAAATTTTTCTCTGAAAGCCTATCACATATATCCATAATCAAAAATCTTAAAGTTCTTTCTATTATGTTATAAGTTTCTGCTTCATTTGCTTCTTCTATATCAAATTTTCCTATATTTCTTAATGCTTTGTCTCTAATAAGTTTTTTGAATAATTCATATGCTTGAGGATGTGTTACTACTTGATTATTATTGACAAATGTTTTAAATATTATGTTATATGGTCCTCTATAATTACCTTTTATATAACTTTTTACAAATGCATCAAAATGATTTTGTCGATTATTTAAATAACTCATTAATTGGTTTAAACTGTTATTCAAGTTAGTTAACCTTGCACCAACATCTAATTGAAAGTTACTATTAGGATGAACACCGCCAGCAATGGTTAAACCTCTTTTGTCTAATTCTTCTGGAATAGATTCTCTATTTGAAAATTGATAAAATATTTTTTTCCTTTTTTTGCCTTTTTTACCTTTTTCTGCAATTTCTCTAACATTATAATGATGTCCAACTGCGTTTTCTCTGTCTAGCCTTGCAATAAGGTCTCTTAAAGTTCTAACCATTTGTGGGTTATTTTCTTTTTTTGCAGCATCAATTTTTTCTCTTAATTTGGCTTTAGCAACATCAATATTAAATAAAATTTTTCCACTATGAAGTTCTGGAATAACATCCCCTTCTATGTCAATATTTGGCTCACTTGGATGTGTTAATTCTGTTCCTTTTTCTGGATCAATTACGTTACCATGATATCCTTCAATTTTATAACTAAGAAGATCTATGTCGGCTAATGATGTAGACAATTCTCTTTCAAGAGGATTATGAACATTTGAACATATAGTTATTAATTGTTCTAATTGGTCATCAGTAAAATTATGAGCATCTTCATTTCCTATTACTCTTTGTAAAGCATCAGGAAATCTGCCTGACATTGCGAATCGGTAAGCATAGGCAGTTCCTGTTGGAGTTTCAATCATTAAATTAAATTTATTTCTTAAAAAATTAAAACTTGCTTGATCAATACCTTCTTCTGTTTCTAGCATTTTTTCTAGACGGTTGATATAAGCTTTGTAATAATTTGTTAAAGCTGGTTTATAAATTACTTTGTCTGCTAAGTCAACAGCCTCCCTACCAGCCAAATAACGTGTTCTTGGTCTTATTCTATGTGCTTCTTGATCTGCAATAGATCTTGGTTCGTTTAATAGTGATTGTGCTGAAAAACCAACCCATTTTTGCAAATTTTCTATAATTTGATCTTTTTCAGGACAAGTAAAACCATTTGTATACCAACTACCATCTTGTTGATCATCTGGAATACTAGGATCAAAATTACTAATTGAGCTTAAGTCAAATCCTCTGTCACTTGATCCTTTTGGTCCTTCAATTCTTGTAACTAATTCTGCAATATAATTATTTCTTATTGTATGACTGTCTTCATTAGTGCTATGTCTATGCCTTCTTGCAAAAGTATACAGAGTCCTTCCGTATGTTATATTCATCCATGCACCACCACCATCTGGTCTTTCGGATAAAAACATATCGACAGCATTTTTTGCATTATCATAAGCACTATCTTGAATTCTCACTGTTTCTTCTTCCGTATCACCTGTAGGATGGTCAAGATTGCCTAATATGATATCTTGTCTGAATCTTATTAGGTCATAATAATTTAATTGGACAGGATTACCTTTTGGGTTTTTTAGTCCTTCTAAAGGTCTGCTTCTTGCTTCTTCTCTTTTTAACAAAGCGGTTGGTAAATCAACGCAATAACGCTGAGCAATAGCCTTTTCCCATAGTCTTGCTGGGAATTGTTTAAGGAATTTCATATCATCATCGCCAAATAAATGAAAGTCATGATTAATATGTCCAGCAAAGTATTCACTAAAAAGTTTCATACATTTTCCTCAATTTTATTCTTTCTTTATATATATCAACATGGGAAATTCTTGTGCTTCAAATACGATGTACTTTAAGCGACCAACTGCTGAGTCGCAAAATTGTAGTACAAATAATTTTAATCTTGGCGTTTCTGATCCTTTAGATATTGGAGAATTGAGTCCTAGACCAAATAGGACAAAAGTTAAGTCACAATTAAGAGATTATATCCTTTTAATGTTGGGTGCGCCTGTTGTTACTATTGAACTTGATAGTCAGCAATTAGATGCAGCTGTTGATTTATCCATGCAAATTTACGAAGATTATGCACCAAGAGAATTTTTTCAATATCATGTGTTTAATTCTGTTCCCGGTAAAAGTATTTATACATTACCACCTGATGTTGGTTTTGTTAGAAATGTATTTTACAAACAAATGGCAACATTTAGTTTTAGTTCGTCTGATCTTGGTGGGGCAATACCTATTGAATATTTTTATCCCGGTGGCGCATACGCATCAATTACAGGTGGCATGATTGACTCTGTGACACCTATTTGGGGTCGTGTTGGGGAATGGAGTCTTTATAAAGAATACGAAAGAACTTATGCTCGAAGTGCTAGTAATTTAGGTGGTTGGGAATGGTTAGGCGATTATCAAAATATCAAACTTTATCCAATTCCAAGAAGTCCAGTTGCGGTTATTGTTCATTATATACAAAAGAACAAGGATTGGCAGCGTGTGAACCAAGCAATGCAAGAAGGCGCTTTAGCTCACGCAAAGATTATGCTTGGTCGAATCAGAAGCAAGTATACTACTTTACCCGGTGCTCAAGGTGGTGTGCAACTTGATGGTAAGGATTTGATAACTGAAGGAATCCAAGAGAAAAAAGATTGGGAAGAAAGATTGATTAACAGGTATGGAGATATTCCTTATATTTCTATGGGATAAAAAAATGAATAATAAAAATCAAAAATTTGATGAAGGATCACAGAATTCAAGATATTCTGTTGAAGTCAATTTTGATACGACTAAAGATGATTGTTTAATTTCTTACGCAAAGATTATGCTTGGTTATATTAGCGCCGCTATGAAGAAAATGAATTATCATGTAAAATTAGTGTTTTCAGAAAATCCGTTAAGATTAATTGTTGCTTCTAGAAATTGGGATGATGGTGAATGGGTGGGGATGATTTCTTATAACGAAGGAAAAGACCATTTCACTATTTCAAAAGGTTTTTACAATAAACTTAATAAAACTGTTTCTGTTGAAGAAACAAATGTTCTTGAAAATCCTATAAATGCAAAAATTTTGTCCCACAAATTGCGGGACATAATGAAAAATTTGGAAGACAAAAAAGATCGTTTCGTGCCTAGTTTCAAAAAATTAAGAATTAATCAGTAACAATTTTAATTCCAGAAGCTGGACTTTCGACAAGGAGGATTGGTTCTGCACCTTCACCCTCATTTTCGTTTAGAAGCTTCTTCTTACCAACAGTAACATGTTCCACTTTACCTTCATTTGTAATAACAGGTGGTTGATCAAGAATTAATTTACTTTCCACAATAACCTCTTTTCTTACATGAGGACCAATATACCTAAGCATTCCAACCTTGACATATTCTTGAAAACTTTTGTCAGCAGCAAATTTTGCTCTTGGCTTTATAATTGTTAAGCCTTTGTGAGCAGGCTTGGGAAGCATCAAATCATAGTCATGATGATTTTCAAAAATATGCAGTTCTGGATTGTTCATAACTATATAATAGTCATGAATAGCAAAAATAAAATGCCTGAATGGTACGAAATTTATCCGCAAGGAACTTTAGAAGGCGAAGAAGAGAAGAAATTTTTCATTAGCTTAACAAGAAATAAGAAATATAAAAATTGGCGCAGTGTTTCCGCAATATCTAAAGAAACAAATATTCCAGACAAAAAAATAGAAGAATTAATTTTTAAATACAACAAAACAGGATTAGTTATCCAAAATCCATCAAATAGTGAATTTTGGGGATATTATCACAACAATCTTGACATTATTCCAAAAAAACAAGGATCGGTTATTGAAGAAGAAAGAAAAAAGCTTTTAAATAAAAAATTAAATCCTTCACCTTAAATTTTAAGCCATTCTTTCATGATGAGTGTATTTGAATTGACCATGATCTACTTTTCTATCATCAACTTTTGGACCCATCTTAAATAAAGCGTCAGCAGCTGTAGGCATAAAATAACCAGCAGGATAATGAGAACGAATATAGGCATCGGGATAAGCCCAATGGGCTATCCCTGTTCTTCTTATTGATTCAAAAAGATCTGAATCTCTCTTTTCTATATATTCAATAAATTTCATTATTATGCCCCTAGTTCTTTAGGACCACCTCTCGCAATCTTGGTAGCTTGTAGTTTAAATGCTGCGTCAGCGGCAGTTGGGTAGAAGTAACCGTCTGTGTACTGACCTCGTGCATAAAGGCTTGGATAAGCATAAGGAGCGATACCACCACGCTTAGCATTTTCGTTAACAGTTGGAATCCTGAGATTGTTGTCACTAGCCCAATTTGTAAATGTTTTCATTTATTTGCTCCAAAAAAAAATTCCCTTATTCTTATTTAGATAGATCGCTTCATTTTTATATAAAACATGCTTAAAAAAACACTACAATTGACATGTACAACTATTCAAGAAGTTGAAGAAAACTTAGGTGTTGAAAAGATAACAATATGCCCAATATGTAAAACATTTTGTAATATGGACGAAATTAACAATCAGAATAATTTTTGTATTTATTGCTCAAAAAAAATAGATCAATTTAAGCAAATAAAAGTGTTTACTTTTAAACCATGTTTTTATTTTTTTTACAAAATAGGAATTTCTAAAAATGATTTAGAGTCATTGGAATATGAGCAAATGAAATTTGGAATAAGAAATAATTTCTTAGAATATAATTACAACAACATGATATGGTATGTGTATAACGATATAGAAACAAGTATTTTGTATAATAAAGTTTTAGAACTTTTTGATTTTTATAAAAAAATAGAATTTAGTAATAAGATGTGCATAAAGAACAGTATCGATAAATATAAACACATGTTTGTAAACAAAAAAAAATATATTTCTGTTAACATGGTTGTTTCTGACTTTTCCAATGATGCATTAAATTTTTCAAGTTTCTTATCAAGAGAACGAATTTTTATTTGACATAATTAGCGAATAATACTAATTTAATGGTGTTACTATTGCGTCCTAATTGGACGCTAGGTGCATGTGAAGGAGAGAATAATGACCACGGTAAATAAGAAGATTGTTAAGTCTATTGCTAAGGCTTCTGTTAAGACTGCTGTTAAGAGTAAGACAACTCTACCCGCTAACAGCATTCGCTACAAGATTATCACTAAGCTTGATGGCGCAAACGAAGTCTATGAAGCAACAGCAGAAATTTCGGGATTTAAGGCTACTAAGGTTCTTCGCAGTGATGGTGGAACTGTTTTCACTACTCGTTCTGCTCTTACTAAGGCATGTCGAGATCGAGCAAACGCTTTAAAGCGTTTGCCTATTTTTGATCTTGGCACACTTTCTTCGGCTAAGAGTCCTAAGTCTAAGAAAGTTTCAACTTTTATGCCAACAAGTGGTGTTTGTCCGGTTACGGGCGTGTCAGCCTGAAATTGCCTTTAAATCAGAAAGACAAGACTCGATCACATTTTTAAATGATCGAGTTTTGTCTTTTCTACATATCTTAATATTGGGATACCATTCTGAACAAGATTCTGTCTTACCCCAACGCCAATCAGGTTTATCGCTTACAATTACAGTGCTGGGTATGCCTACAGATCCTGCGATATGAATTGGTAAACTATCTATTCCAATAAAATAATCCATTTTTTCTAGCCATCCAACTGTATCTTCAATTGATTCCAGTTTATCTGACAAATCAATAATTTTGTATTTTTCTAAATTATTTGAATAGTCAACAATATTGTCTGAATAAGAATATTTTCTTGGTCGTTTATCTTTTTGAAAAGAATAAACTTCATATTTGTCTAAATCTATTTGACTTAAGAAATCTTCTGCATAACAACTTCTTTGATAATCCATTGGGTGTGACGCATTTCCTGCCCAAACAATTCCAATTCTTTTTATTGTTTTTTTATATGAGTAATTGCCAAGTTTGTAAGGTTTTGGAATTTCTTTTATTCCCATGTGATAAGGTAAGCTTAAAAGTGATATTCCATACTTTGTTGTTGGTTTTATTTCTTTTTCTACTCTCAAATTTTTACAAATCAATTGAAAATTTTCATTGGCAACAAAATAAGAATTTTTATATTCGTTTTGAAATTCCTGAACAAATCTTAAAAACATTAAATTATCACCGATCCCTTGTTCCATGAAAACACAAAAATCCATATCCTTATTTAATTTTTCTGGTTTTTGAAGCTTGTTAATCTCCATGTATTTTATCAAATTAGAATAACACTTGTATCTTGCTTCATAGTGACTCCATGCTAAATCATATTTTTTTTGAAAAGCTAAAGAATAAAAATAATCTACCTCTACATCTTTATGACATTCTTCATGCTTTAAAGCTAATTTAAAACTTATTTCTGACTCCTGATATCTTCCAATATCAGCTAAACAACAAGCTTTGTTTGCATGGTAATACCATTGATTCGGATCAAGTTCTATGGCTTTATTAAGTTTTTTAATAGCTATATCATGTTTATTGATTTGAGTTAATGGTAATGCTTGATTGCAGTAATAAGCTGCTTTTTTATCATTAATAATAATAGCTTTTTGAGCTGCTATTATAGCTTCAACAAATTTTCTTTTATCTTTCAAATGAATTGAATAATTGTTCCAATCATCAGGATTGTTGTATCTTTCACAAATTTCAGGGAATAACTTGTCATTTTCTGCTATTTTGCCTAGTTTTTGTTTTATTATTGTAAGCAATTGGTGATATTTATGTTCATCAAAAACTTTAACAGCTTGTTCTAATATCGTATCGGCAATTATGAAATTTTTATATTTCAATAATTCTTTCAACTTATCATCAAGGTTTTTTTTTGTTTCTTCTAAATTAATTTCTGTATTTTGTTCCATAAAAATATTCACTTTCATATATATAATAGTTAAATGAGGTGTAATGAAATTTGATCAATTTCTAAAATCGAGGAATAAATTAATAAATATTTTGAATGAAACAAGAAACGAGTCTCCAGAGAAATTGTATTAAAAAATATGATAGAGAGGTTGAGAAAATCATTTAAATTACACTGGTTTTTCAGGAGGACTTATGGCTTGCGGATGCGGAAAAAAAGGTAATTTACCTCAAAGAAACGTGAACGGTGCTAAGCCAGCTATTAGACAAAATATAGTTCGATCTGCTGGCAATAATCAACCACAAATACAAACTGAACAAACTACTCCTGTCGGGATGGATAGAAATCGTCTTGAAATTGAGAAGAAAAGAAGAGAATCTATAAGAAAATCTTTAGGAAAAATGATTTGAATAAGTATATACACAAAATCAAGTTTTTTGGAGAATAAACATGCTAAATTATGAAAAATGGAAAAAGCTCAATGAAAGCTTTATGATGTCTAACCCAATGAGAGTAACATCTCCAAAAGGACTTTTGGCTTACACTCCTCTTCATGAGAAGATGGAAGATGAAGACATGGAAGATGAAGATGAAGAAGATATGGAAGATGAAGAAGATATGGAAGAAGAAGATGAAGACGAAGATGAAGACGTAGATGTAGACATGGAAGATGAAGACGAAGACGAAGATGAAGAAGACATGGAAGATGAAGAAGACATGGAAGATGAAGACGAAGATGAAGAAGACATGGAAGATGAAGAAGATGATCATGAAGGTCATCATCACCACGAAGAAGATGACGAAGAAGATGAAGAAGATGAAGATGACATGGAAGATGAAGTAGACATGCAAGATGAGACTGGCGAAGTAGAAGTTGTTGAAGATGGAGACGAAGACAGTCCTCACGATCATGGCAAAATGGTTGTTGCTAAAAAATGTGGTTATTGTGGCTCATACATGAAGGCAGAAAGTACTAGCACTTTTGATAGCACTCCCGATTTTCAGGAATGGCTTGAAAGCGTTAACTCAATCATTAATCCTCGTATTAACAGCAGATTGAATGGCGATATTCTTAACGAAGGTGCTATTCCGCCACAGTTTGTTAAGTACATAAAAGCAAAGAAAAAGGGTAAAAAAGTTTTAGATAAAACTCCAAGCAAGAAGGGCAAGAAGGTTCCTGTAAAGAAAAAAGGCAAAAAGACCGTAAGTAAAAAGCCAGCGAAGAAATGTAACTGCAATTCTACAGAAATGAAGGTAATGCCTAAGAAATCAAGATGCATGACTAGCAAAAAGTCTTGGAAAAATTCACCTAAGAAGTGAATGAAATAAAAATTCAATTAAACCCCTGATGCAGTTAGTATCAGGGGTTTAATTATTTTATGATTAGATGTTTATTATGTCAACAATTTGTTTGACTAGTTCGTTTGGCATAAAATTATAAATAAAATTTAATAGTTTAGAAGCTTTTGCCCTGTCACAATTATTTATGGTATTTCTGATTACCATATCATCGTATCCAAAACAATTGTATGAAATTTTTTCATCCACTTCATTTATAGACCAAAACTTTTCCCATATTTTATCTTGCATTGCATAATAGACAAATTCGACAATATTGTATATTAAAGCAATATACTCAGGTTTAGTAACCCACCAAGAACTTAATACTCGATATTCAATCCCATAAATTTTAGAACGATATGCTCCAGCTTTCCCAAATGCTTGTCTTCTGTTGGCTTGCGTCATATCTTTGTCTAAAACTACGCTTGGTATTCCTAAGAATAAATCAAGCATATAAACAAACAAAGGCTTTACAACGGGATCTTGTAAGTTTTTATCGTTAACATCTATTCCGATGTGAATATGACCGCCACATGTTCTAAATCTACTATTCTTTATAAAATTTTCAATATCTTTGTTAAATTCTAAAGTATAAGCATTTGTTTCATCGTTACATCCGTTTTCACTAGCATTTTCATCTTTTGTTATTGATAAGTCAATAATTGACGCAGCAGTGAAATTTAATTTACAAGGAGCAGCCAACTTTTCTAGAAGATACAATCCATTTGTAATGTTTGCTACAAAATCTTTGCCATTATCACATGGAGGAATATTAAATTCTGCCAAAATGTTATCATAATAAATTTTTATTTTTTGCTTTTTGTAAGGATCGTGCTTTGATTGTTTAATATGCTTTGCAGCATTAACAATCTGATTAGATGAATCACGCAGAAAGCATTCGACATCTGATCCGATTTGCACTGGATGCTCCTTGGTGTGACAAATTAAATTAGAATTGTTAAACAAATTATTCAAGTTAAAAGCTTAATTTACTATATATTAAATATAAACGGTGATAATTCAATGCTTACAACAAGTGATATAGTTTTTGTTTTTAGTGGTGGTCAAGGTAACTATGATCCATTTCAAAGTATTGGTGGAAATCCTTCAGTTATTGAAATTGGTGAAATATCTCAAGGTCTTTTCAATTCGTTAACAGATGAACAATTGAAGTCAGGCATAACTGATTATAGATGTTTCTATATCTTCAATCAAAGTGACACTGAATCATTGTATGATTTTTCTGTTTACAATCAAAATTCCAGTTCAGCTGTTTGTTATATAGGATTAGATAAAAAGAACGATATTCAAAAAATAACATTAAGCGGTTCTCCAATAAGCGGCAACTTGGTTCTCAATTATGATGGTGATGATTTTACAGTAGAATTTTCTTCTAATACACAACAATTAGCTTTGAATTTTCAACAACAGTTGATTGACTTGGGATTGCTTGGTGTAATTGTAACAACTGAAGCTAAAACAGGTTACTATAATATTCTTATAAATTTTGAATCAGATTCTGGATTTAAATATCATCCTTTAATTTCACTTGTTTCAAACAATCTGTCTCCGTCTACTGAATTCTTTATTAACAAAATTCAAGATGGATCACCAATAAATATTATTGTACCAAAAACACAAAGTATTTTATCAGAACCAGAAAATATTACTTTTGATCTTATTACCCCTATTAATCCAATATATTTAGCAAGTTTAAAACCTAATGAAGGTATCCCGATTTGGCTCAAAAGAGTAGTTCCGGCAGGAACATCTAAAAGTGGAGCACTAAACTTTCAATTTAAAATAAAAGGGAGAATCATATCTTGACAAAAGTATGTCCTATCTGTAAATCAGATTATAAGCATATTGCAAACAAGCATAGGCTAGGATGTTCTTTTTGCTATTTTACCTTCAAAACAGAAATGTATTATGTATTCAAAGTAAAACAAGATAATAGTTATACTCACAAAGGTAAAATACCAACAAATTATATTGACCCCATGAGCATGTTTATAAATAATCAAATTGACAACAAAATAACTAACGATGTAATCAGAAAAGATTTGAAAGAAAAAATTAATTTAAGTCATTTCCATGGAGATTAAAATGAAAAATTGGCAAGGAATCATGAAAATTGATGAAATCATTCAAAAAGATCATGATGGAAAAGTAATCTATAAAGAAGAAAATATCTATAACATTCTTCACGCCCAAGGTGAAGAAAGAATCTTATCAGCGGTGTTTTTAGGTGGTCCTACGAACAACACATATATACCTTCTAATTATTATCTTGGGCTTGATAATAGAGCTACAATCTCATCTAATCAGACATTGGCAAACTTGTCAGGAGAACCATCCGGGAACGGTTATAGCCGACAACCAGCTAGTTCTGTTACAGGATTCTCTATTGTAAACAATGGTGGTGTTTATCAGGCAAGAAGCAATGTAATTATATTTGCTGCTGTAGTTGGATCTTGGGGTCCAGTAATCAATCTGTTTCTGACAGATGCAAGTTCTGGAACATCAGGAAATCTTTATAGCACAGCTGTATTGGCTTCTCCTATTATTATCTCTGCCGGAGAAACAATTAGCGTTAGATTTTCTTTGGCTCTAAAAAATTGCTAATCTCATCCATAAAAACATAATTATTCATTAATAAGCTTATATCAGCAATGCATATGTAATGCGAATTACTTTTATCAAGTATGAAAAATGTTAATTTTTCTTTTCCATCATTGTCAGTATTCAGAATATCTTCAATGTCTATTTTAAGTTTTTGTGGATTAAAATTAATTGTAATATAACTGTCTTTTATCGAATTTTCAAACTGTTTGTTTTTAACAATAACTTCGCTTTTTCTTGAATTGGAGTTTACTCTGTATCTTGTTGCTAATTCCTGAACAAAAGAAAAATCTAAGTTTTTTTTGTTTTGATTTATAATTGTAGTAAAACCTTCACCTTCAACTTCCCTGCCTTCATGTAGATCATTTCGAGCATCTTCAGATAAGAAAATCATGTGATTGTAAATGTCGTTCATAGTGTTTACTATACACTCCTTCCATAAGGGCACACATCATGGTAGTCGCATCTTTTACAATGATTGCCCACATTGGGTTTAGCCGAGCTTTCATCAATTGATTCAATTAGATTATAATCTTTTGTTAAAAAATCAATAGCATCTTGCATTTGAGCTTCAGTATAATTTGTGCAAACTAATTTTTTATTTTCAAGGTAATATAAACAACAAAAAACTTTGCTAGGATCTAGTTTGAATTCTTTGCACACATAATAAGCATATGTTCTTAGTTGTAAATCTTGCTTAATTGTGTTGTTGTCTTTCTGGTAGAAACCAGCTTTTGTTGTTTTATAATCAAGTATCATTGTTTTATCTTCATTGAATACTATTCTATCGACATATCCAAGAAGAAGCTTTTCATTAGGTGGCAATAAGTCTAACTTTATTTCTTGCTCAAGCAAACCTTCAAATCCAATCTTTGACGTAATCTTTTCAATATTGTCTAAGTGAACTGGTAGTTTTCTTTTATACTCTTGATTTAACTTTAAATTTTTAAATTCCTCATTAATGTTTCCACTAAGCAATCCAGAAGCAATTTCATGAATATTTTTTATGCCTTTTTCTTTTACATAAATCTCTGCTGCTTTATGCACAAGCTTTCCATAAGCAAAATATGGAGGTTCTGGTTTATTTGATATCACTTCCAAATGATATTTATAACGATATTTTACTTGGCATTCATGCCAAACACCTGACCGAGAAATTGAAATATGTTTGATTTTCAATGAACACCTTGACTTAAAAGCTCACTTAACTAATATAGCATAAAAGGTTTAAATCCATGATTGATCACGAAATTTTTATTAAATGGGCTAACCAAAAAATAGGTCAGCCTGTTATCAACGGTGATCAGATAAGATTTAACTCCCCTTTTTGTGAAGATACAAAACATCATCTTTATTGCAATATAAAAAAATTTTGGAAAGGTCTCTACAACTGTTTTAAAAGTAATAACAAAGGAACTGTGCTAGCATTAGTAATGAAAATAGATAATTGCAGTTACGAGGATGCATTACAAACACTTGGTATTAAACAAAATAAATTTTTTGAAAAATTTGAACTGGAAGATCATAGTATTGATGTTAACTCATTGATCAAAGAAGAATTCAAAGTAATACAAAAGCCTAATGGCGTTGTTCCATTGAACGAAGCTCCACCTTGGCTTTACAAAAAAGCAAAAGATTACTTATTATCAAGAAAAATTGATTTAAATGCTTTCTATGTTGGCATTGAAGGAAGAATGAAAAACAGATTGGTAATTCCTTATTACGACAGAAATAACAATTGGATTTATTACAATGGCAGAGCTTTGTTTGAAAGCAATTTAAGATATTTGGGTCCATTAAAAGATGAAAACGATGTTGGGAAAGCTGATGTAATGTTTTTCCCAACATGGTTTCAGAAGAATCAAAAAATTTACATATGTGAAGGGGAATTCGACTGTATGTCAATTCAAGAGCAAGATTTAATTTCATGCGCTGTAGGAGGAAAGCAAATATCAACAAAACATGCATCCGTTGTTGCCAACAAACAAGTTTGTCTTGCCTTTGATAATGATTCAGCAGGACAAATGGCTATTGAAAATTCAGCAAAACTATTAAAGTCATTTGGATGTGAAGTTTCATCTGTTCATCCACCATTAGACATAAAGGATTGGAATGAATTTCTTGTTAGATTTGACAAAAACATGTTGTCTCAGTATATTAGATTAGCTGAAAAACAAATGGATGGTTAACATGGATAATAGAACTACAGTTACAAAATTACAACAACATTTTATTGGAAAGCCTTGCAGTTTTTTCACTTCTGTTCACCAAAGGAACATGCAAGAGGATAAACAGCTTATTTATTTTGTTGGATTTCCTACAGAAATAAATGAAGATGGAATTTTCTACAAATCTTATCAAGGAGAAAAAATGAATTTTATAAATATTTCTCACTTGGTGGCTATTTGTGAAGAAGAAGTTGTAGTTTCAAAAAAGCAAAAACCACCTGAAAATCTTAACGATCTAGAAAAAATGATGTCTAAATAATCTTTTTCAAAGACATTAGTTTACTGTCAAAACTGTGGAAATCACTTCCGCTATATTGAATCATTATTTCTCTAAATTGAATTTCTTCTTCTCTCGATATCTCGAAATAAAAATATCTGTTCTTTTTACCAAGAAGCTTGAATTTATGCATCAAAAGATAAGCAGCACAACCTAAATCATTGATAAAAAACTCACTATCTAAATTAAAATTATATTCTTCAAGTTTCTTTAAACTCATAATACATGAATCAAAATGATGAAACTCACTAGAAAGATAACTGATCTTGAGATCTTCAAACTTTTTACTGTTTATAGGTTCTATCGAAAATATAAAATTCTTTTCTTTCTTGTCATGCAGTTTGAAGTCATGCATGACAAGATAAGCAGCAATTCCAATGTCTCTAATTTCTTTGTTCATTTAATTTGAATTCTCCGCAGCAATTAGGCAACCTTTAGCAATTGTATAAGTTGCATTATCTGCTCTTGTAATTTCTCCAAGCTCAATATTCAAACCAGCACTCTTCATCGCATCTCTAAATATGATGTCAAACCCAGCGATACATGATGTCCCACCAGCGACAACAACGTCAACTGCCCCAGCAGACCTAACATTTGTTTTTGCGCTTGCAAGCCCGTTTTTGATGCCTTGGACGGTCTTTTCAATCATGATCCTATATTGGGTGCCAATTGCCCTTTCAATCATGTTCTTAGGCTCTTTAGACAAATCTACACTAAGCTTTTCTTTATTGATAACTGTAGTACTCTCACCAGTTGCTTTAGCCGATTGTTTGTCAATCCAATCACCTGAATTCACAATAGCAAACTGAAACACTGGATTGCCATACATTGCGTAACAAACATTTACCATTCCGCCGCCGCAAGATATTCCAATCCCTGTATAAGCCTTTTTCTCCATTTCAGCATAAATGATTGCTAATGCTTCATTAATTGGATGAGGATTCAATTTATATCCATTTTCGCTTCTGTAACTCTTGAATATACTATGAAGGATTTTCTGATGGTAATCTGCATCAGTTTCTGTGTTAACTGCATTTGCTGGAACACAATAATAAAGCTTTTGTTCATCCTTATCAATTTCGCCAATCAAAGAATGAATCATAATCTGAAGGATTTCAAATGCGCTCTTTTCTTTTGGATTAACGCATCCTTCTGACATTGGACGCTTTAATTCCAGAGAAGCTAACGTATAAGCCATGTTTACAGCAGAATCACCAAGGATATAACCCATGTTGTCCTTTTCAATCAAAGGAACACCAGAGTTTTTCATCATATTAAATAAAAACCGATTTTCTAAAGGGATTTCTACAAATGCATTAATTCCTTTATTAAATTCAATTTCCTTCTTATTTCTTTTGGCACAAATCAAAGAAAACGTACCGACATCAAATCCAAGACTCATTTTATTGCTCCTTACTTCCAAATTTTATTTTTGGGACACTAACGAAATCGGGTATTTCCCATAAAGATGGTTCTTCTTTTTTCTTTTCTTCTAATTTACTTTCAACCTTGTTTTCAGGTATAACATTAGGTATAACATTATTTTGAGTTAAATTAATATTAATATCTAGTTTTATGTTTAATAAAACTTCACCATTTACGGTTTTGACGCTGACTTCTGTTGGTTTTAATAACTGTGCCACAAGTTAATATAGTTTATACGCAAAATTTATTGAGAAACTCAATTGTCTTTGATTCTACTATTTCATCAGGTAATTCTCTAAAACATTTCATCGTATGATTGATTACAGGATAAGGACACCTGCCAATATCGTTGCAAGGTCCACATTCCCATTTAGGATCATTTTCTTTTGTTTTTTGGACAACAGTTAGATTTTT